AAATTCTCAGTGGTGTATAGAAGAATTCCAGATTTTTTAGTGAATGTACCCGAACTTGGGTGAGGACTCTCTAGTTTTAGAAGTGTTTGGTCGGTTGTGTTTCCATTGAAAATGTGTACATTGGCATCTACAGTTTCGGTACCTATACCAAGTCTACCAAGTTTGTCGAAACGGGCGAATTCCGAATCGTTATTATCATCAATCTGATGAACAAAGGTAAGTACGCGGCGGTCACTACCGTCTTTAATACTTCTAATTTTGTTCACGGAGTCTCCTGAACCTGGGTTAGTAGTAATGAATGCCAAACCAGTCAGTGTGAACGCACCACCACCAGCGAACTCGATATCACCGTTTACTACGAGTTTTGTATTTGAACCACGCCCCACTGCGTCTGAACGTCTAACCACCAATAACGACAATACCGGCTTGATTGGTGATACACATCGGTACATCACCCGTAGCGGCATCCTCTACAAGGTCATTGAAAGATTCACCAGATGATGTATAGGTTGTAAATACGTGTTCCGCGGCAATGTGTCTAATTCTATCAGGACCACTGGTTGTATCTCCGTCATTACCCTTGAATATTACAAGTTCATTTCTGGTCTGATCCGTATTATAACGTCTTTCTACAAGCCTCGTGTACCAAACAGATCACCCTCTAGACCACCAAATGAAATTTCATTACCCACAACTACATTACCCAACACATCTAGGGCACCTCGGGGTGAATCTGTACCCAACCCAACCCCATTCACCAGATATGTATAGACCCACAGTTGCAGAATCTTTATTATTATTTATATTTTGAGTGATTCTAAAATCTGAGTCTGTCCCAGATACACCCGTTGACCAACCCCTGGGATCTGCACCCGCGTTTGTTTGGATATAAGATGTGAATATATTCCCTGTGAGTATACGAGTTTTGGCTGCTAAGATTGCATCACCCGAATATCCATCGAAATTATGTACCAATAAACCATTTGTAAGTGGGTTGGCTGCACCAGTTGCGTGTACTTCTAAGTGAGCGGTTGGATTTGTAGTTCCTATACCTACACGACTATCACTTCTAAACGATATCACATCAACGCCAGTTTCATAATTTGAACTCGCCAGTACCAGATCGAGTTGTGAATTGGCTGTACCACTGGAAACAGCTGTGTGTTTACCCATCTTGAATGTTGCTCTCACACCATCACTACTCGTAGTACCACCTTCTCTACAAAGTTCTAAAACATTCTTGAAATCCGTGGTATTGGTGATAGCTGTTGAATTAGAAACGACGAGTGGAGTTCCAAGATGTTGATAGGTTCCATGATGGGTGATTGGATCATTGATGAACACTGTACCCCCAGACGTGTGCAACCGACCCTTTGGTGTGGCTGTACCTACACCAACATTACTTGATTCCAAAATTGTCAACTTTGGTGTACCCATAGTAGCAGTTTTACTCGCATAGAAATTGAGACCCTTACCCTCAGCTACAATGTTCTCAATCTTGTTTTCACCCACCAAGTGGGATGAATACATACGGGAACTTGTATTTGACGCTGACCCCCAGGTATTACCATAAATAAAACCATCACCTAGAGTCGCATGAACATTCCCCGCCACTGTCAATTTTTCTGTGGGATGGGTATTCGATATACCAACCCTTCCCACACTATCAATACGTATTCTTTCAGTGTTTCGCGTTTTCATTTTGATTATTTGGTGTGTGTTTGAAGTACTGGCTCCAAATATTTCGATTGAGCTCACATTGGAGGCTACCGAGCCGGATTTAAGAACAAGTGCATTTGATGTACCCGTTAAACCACCGTACTTATCGGCGTGTATCATAATATTTGAGTATGAATGTATACAGTTTGTGACAAGTTCAGTTGTAGCTGTATTACCTAAAATTGTAAGTGTGTTCGCGGCTGTCAAGTTTGCGAATATCTTTGCACCTATAGAGAGGGTGTTGGTGGGTGCAAGATTGGCAATACCCGAATGATATGTACCTGAACCCACCGTTCGAATTGAATTCGATTTAATATTTTCATTGAAAAGAATTGGTGCAGTAGCACTTGGATCGAAAGTTACTAGAGTTCCAATTCTCATACCACCCGAAACTACATTACCTGTCACTGCAACATTCCCGTCAGATACAAACACATTTGGTCCTGTATCATCAAAGTACACATTCGAGCCCACCGACAATGTAAATTTGGTTGATATATTTGCCACACCCACATTACCATCAGCAAACATATGTCCGTACACATGAAGATTGACAGTATTTGATTGGTCCATAACAATTGTAGTTAGACCTGGTGCCATTTGAGTTCGACCAAGAACGTATTCATTATTTGAAAATTGATATCCAAATACAAGATTCGACCTACTTCCATCGGAAGCCTCTGTCATGAGTAAAGCATTATCGAATGGTGCATTTTTGTTATTTGTGGATGCTTGTTGAATCACACAATTTGCAACAACTAGGTTGATAAGTGTTTGGTAAGTAGCACCTTCAGAAATAAATGTATTACCATTTACATGGAGATTGCCATTTATTGTTAGGTTACCTTGGTCAATAAACACGTTACCATGTTGAAAAACCGCTACATTTGAACCAACTGAAGCACTATCCGTACCAACAACTAAGTGTTCAGCGATAGAAATATTAGTGGAAAAGGTGTTCCCCACAACCTTCAATACATTTGAACCCATCCTATCAATGACGAGTGTATCGTCAACATTTATAATGTTCGAGACCAGAACATTCGTAGCTGAAACGTTACCTTGTATAGTTACAAGGTGTTCATTTGAACGGTCAATAACGAATTCATTATTTGGTCCAATTTGAAACTCATTTGTAGCATTTGGCGCCGCAATACCAATCTTATCATTAACGTAAAGACGTTCAGAACGAATACCCTTGGTCACGTCAAGCACGATATTCGTTGCTGTACTATCTACAAAAAAACTTGAACCAATTGAAATCTGCTTGGTTGGGTTGGTATTAGAAATAGCGATTTTGTCTGCTGTGAGAGTATCAACATCAATTTCACTTGTGATGATACTTTTTACAGTGGTGAGTACATCTTGCTCTACTGGGTCTGCATCTAGACTGGTTACGAAAACCTGATCGAAACGAGCTGTCCTACCCATCTATACCTTAATTACCGAATAAAATTCCAGCTAAACCATCCTTGATTCTTAGAACATTATAGTTTACTGCAAATATACTTAACTCCTGATTACTTGGTCTAAGATTACCCTTCTCCACACCCCGTAATACTATTTTGGCATTATCGATACGGCTAAAGTTGCACGTACCTGATGGATTATAGTCTGATGCATTTAGACAGAAGTGATACACGAAGTACCTTGTATTGAAAAGCACATTGGTTTCACTTACAAAATCATTCATACCGTACGATGATTTGTAATAGTTTTGTACTGTGTGAAAATAATTTGGAGACATGTGTTCGAGAATTGGGGTTCCATTAATTTGTATATCACCACTTAAAAATGTAAAACGATCGTTTGCAAAATCATCACTTAATGCACCAAAACCAAAAAAGATGGATTTGACTGGATGATTAAACGATGAAATATCGAATGTGTTTTCACCACCACCATTTTTGTTATCAGAGACAGTCTCCATTGGAAGTTCAATTTTCTGTGTTTGTGTAATGACAAAGTCGAGACTTCGACCCACAAGTGATTCTCGTTCTTCTTTATCTAGGTAAATATAGTTACCGTATACATTAATTCGTTTTTGTGCAGCTGTAAGATTTAGAACTGAATCATTATAATAAGTGTCATCGAAATTGATTTTGATTTCGACTTGATGATGTTGTAAGGCTACAAGGGGTAAGAATGCCTTATGATCACAAAAGAAAAAGTGAAGGGGGAGAAATGAAGGATTCGATTTAGAAACTTTGTTACTCAACTCTTGTGTTTTTGTGTATGTGTCAGCCATATAATTGTGCCATATGTCAGAGTAATAATCAAAATGTTGGGAATCTATTTTTTGACCCCCTATATAAAGCTCAATAGTGGAATTGTAAAAAAGATTGGAAGACATGTTTACAGCATCGACACCAACTTTTTCAAACCAAATACCATTAATTACATCACCTAAAACTGGAATGATAACCGAATTATCTGTATTCGTAATAGATTTAATCAATTTTGGAGCCTGAGAAAAGTTTGTATGTCTCGTAAACTTCATACGAAAAAAGGAATGACCCTCTTCACTGGTAAGGTATATGTCTTGTACACCTTTGGACACCAATTGTATTAATGCACCCGACATTTAATAGATGTTCAGATTATAAAAACAGACACTTTCCCTGAGGAAAGGCACTCTTAGGTTCTTCCACGTTTTTACCATGTATATTAAAACCACCTTGACGGTACACCTTCATCCGCTTATAATACATGGCGGTGAAGACTGACCATGGGTCATGAACATCGTAGATGTGTGGATTGTTCTTCTTTCCCTTTGTTTCTCTCATAATTCGACCAATACTCTGTATGATATCAGACTTTGGGGAAGCTAAAATAACTGTGTCTAGGGTGGGGATATCCAAACCTTCATGGGCTTGACTGAATGTAGCAAAAATAATCTTCTTCTTTGAGGATTCTTGGAGTTGCGCTTCTTTCATACCCCCCATGTATAGACCAGACGTTTTGGGAAAACATTGGTGAAGAAACTCACAATGAAGACGGCGGTCACTGAGTACTAGGAGTTGTCGAGTACCTGCTGAGGCTTTTTTAACCAATTCGACCAACATTATGTTTCTACACCTGTCCTCGACGAGCTCTGTAATCATGTTAGGCATTGAAATCTTCCCATTTCGCATAGAGGGTGGGGGGTTTCTATAGTTTGGAGACTCAAAGATGACTGGGAACACTTCAACCTGTTCCTGATTTTTTCGTTCAACTGCAAAAAAGGTGGGACCCATGAACCAATGAAGAACCTTGGTGAGACCATCTTTCCTCTCTGGGGTTGCCGAAAGGCCATAAATGTGTCGTGGACACATTTTGAAGAGGGACTGACTAAACACTTTAGCACAGATATGATGGGCTTCATCTACGATGAGAGTCCCAATACTCTCAAAATCTGAGAAACTATACTCCTTTAGGGACAAAGACTGAAGCATGGCAATAACAAAATCACAATCAACTTCCTTCTTATTCTGCTGAACAACACCAATCGTAGCACCTGGACAAAACTGCTGGATACGTTCTCGCCACTGGTCCGCAAGAAACTGTTTATGCACAACAATCATGGTCCTGTATCCCAACTTACAGGCTATGGCCAAGGATACCGTCGTTTTGCCATAGCCACATGGTAAAGAAAGGACGCCATGCCCTGCTTTAATTGCTGCTGCGAGTGCCTCATTTTGGTGGGTAGAATCTCTGAGTTCTCCCACAAATTTGGTCTTGATTCGGGTTGGTTCGGGGCGTTTATCTTGCCGAGGCTCTCCAAGCTTAGCGGTTCCATAGAATCTTGGAACGCAGACTCCATTCTTAGTTGGTCTGAAAACTTTGAAAGGCGGTGGAGGAAATCCAAAGTCACCATTTACGATGGGTCTTACCGTTAATTCTTTTTTAATTTCTTG